CTCCCCGTGTGGGGAGGAAACCCGTAACCAATAACAGGAGGGCTATAGTATGCAATACGTACATAAGGAACGGCAGTCCCCACCTTGGCTCGGCTTTACCGGAAAGAATAAAACATATTCCGTGTCGAGTCAACTTGTCTCCGGTCCGTCAGACGATCAAGCACTCGCGTTTCAATTGCGATTGATTGGTCTGCCAGCTAAACATTATGCTGCAGGACTAGCGGCGACAACAACGGTGAATTACCCCAATTTTGTGGGGTGGGATGAGATTTCTTATGTAAATGGACAGCGAGATAAGTTCAATCCTTGTACGCACGTTCATTCTGAACTCGTGCAATTCGGATATGGAGCTATTGCCAGGCATTATTCGCAGACGTATACGTATTATGAATTACCATTTGTAAAACGGTATTCTGGTATAAGTACGATCAACGCGCTGGCTGGTCATCACTATAAAGGTGATCTTCTCACTGCAAGAGTACGTGCATGGAAAACCATGCAACCGAGAATTGAGGGTGAAATGGAACTTCTTAATTTTCTTTTTGAGTTGGCAGATGTAAAACAACTGCTATCTCACGCCTATGAGCTGATATTCAAGCTCAGAAGTAAAGTGAGACATCTCAAGCGGAAGAAAAAGCAACCATCTCTTTCATTGACCGTGTCAAATTTAGGCCTAGAGTATAACCTTGCTATCAGTCCTATGATAATGGACCTACAAGCGATTTGGGTTAATATTGCTGAGACGCTTGATGCGCTTCAAGATAGGTTTATTAATGACGGTCAACATTCCAATACACGCTACTACTCAGAAATTTTGTTCGATGAAGATCTTCGGACTCAAGGCCTGGGTAACAGCTATTATGTGAAAACCGGCATGAGAAATTACACCGTTTTTCATGCGACGATGGGTTATAAATATGCGTATAAACGCAGATCCCGCGTCGACTTCGCTAAGCGATATTGGAACTTAAATCTGACCCCCGAGGTATTCTGGAATGCAATACCATTCTCATTCGTGCTTGATTACTTTGTCAAAATTGGCAAGGCAATCCATTTTATGTCTAGGGATGAAAACCTCGATATGAACGTCCTTGAATATGGAGAATCGGTTAAATCCGAAAGCTCCAGTGGAGTTCACGTCGTACCTGGACATGATAACAGCATACTATTAATTAACAACAGGCCTTCTGGCGGTGGTCTCGTAAGTGGTTGTCGGGCTATATTTTATAACCGATATCCCACGGAGCCTCAAAAGCTAGGTGCATATGCACCTAAGCTCAATAAGTTGAAAGATAAACAACTCTTTAACATATTGGCTCTAATCAGGACCGCATTCAGATGACTCCTCCCAATAACTGGGCGCGAAACAAGCTGCGTTAATGCTATTAAAACTAACATATAGGAGACAAAAGCATGTCACTGTTTACAAATCCAGTAGTGTTGACTGATGGTACCGACACGCACTCATTTTCATTTAGAGCGCAACTCAACGACAACAAATCTGTAGTCGGAGAGTGGGTCGAACCAGCTGCAGCCCTTTCTGCAAAGAGTTCTATGATTGTAAAGCATGATGAATCATCAGCTTCAAAGCGTAGACTATTACAGCGTAAGGTAATGCTGCCACTAACCGATCCCCTCGAACTGAGTATGTTAACCATTAATTTTACGGTCACACACCATAGTGAACACGCACTTGCAGATATTGAAAAGCAAGTTAACGTTGTCACTGATGCGATTGCGGAGAGCGGTTTTGTTAATAACCTTCTTCAAGGCCTTATTTAGGCTCAATCGGAAAATGATTAATTGGATTATATTCAGAGAACTGCCAGGAGCGTTAGATCATTTAAATGACCACGCGCGTAAGGCTGAAAAATGAGATACATTGTAATGATTTGGATAGTAATATCTATACCGTTCATCGTATGCTCATATCTCTATTATCTTCTTTAACTATCATTGGTTACACTGAAAGGGAACTTGCTCTCGACAGTCTGACTTTAAAAACCAGACTCGAGCATGAAGGTTTATCTTTCGCTACTATAAGTCTGCCAGTACTCGGTAGAGGTCTACTCGACTTCATTGAGACAGGCACCGGGTTGTATCCCGGTTTTAAGATTGGTAAGCACGGCTACCCTAGTTTGTTCAAAGGGCTTTTCCGTCTTGCTTACGATAGTAACAGTGTTGACCACACCCAGGCAATAAAGGTTTTATACCAGCTTTCTGAAATGTTCAAAAAACTCAGAGGGCCTTTTGACCAGGGTAAACTCAAGAACCAATTAAACGAGTTCATTGAGGTTGACGCCGAGCTTCCTGACGCTCATGGTGATGAAATTCTTCACTATGCGCGTTATCTTATTACGGAAGTCTTTAAAGATTGTGAGGATGATGTATTTAATATCATCCCTCGGCCGGGACCCGGTGCAACGAACACACCCCTCCCGTTAAACGAGCGTTTTAGACCTAATACTATTTTTAGTAAGGTCGATGACGTTTTTCCGTACGGTGAGTACTTCTACTCAACCTGGTACGAATTCTGTGATGATCGCAAGAGGTTGAAACAACTATACACCTCCATGCGACCAGAGCAGACCGCACGCTTCCAATTTGTGCCGAAAAAAGTTGGCACTGCGCGCGGGATCTGCATCGAAGAGAACGATGTGCAGTATCTTCAGCAAGGTGTAGCGAAATTTTTGAGAGACAACATTAAAAAATCAACACTATGTTGTTCTAACATTCATTTCAGGCATCAAGACTTCAATGCCCAAGCTGCTAAACTTGCATCTGCATCCGGGCTGCTTGCAACCCTTGATATGAAGGAGGCCAGTGATCGAATTTCTAGATCTTTAGTCTCCTACTTGTTCTCTAGACTGCCTTTAATAAAAGACGCGCTCATGTGCTTATCGACTGAAGTAGTCGACTTAACAAAAGCACTTGAAGAACGCGACGGAACTGGAATACCCGATACAATCAGGGTTAAAAAGTTCGCGCCGATGGGAAGTGCGCTATGTTTTCCCATTATGTCCATTGTTCATTGGGCATTAATTAAAGCTGTCATTAAAGTACAATGCAGATCTAACCCACATTCTAAAAGACTCTTTATTTTCGGTGATGATATCATACTTCCATCATCACTAGCGGAAGAAATAATGAACGCTTTACCAAAATATGGTTTAAAGTTCAATATTACTAAAAGTTTCTACCGCGGAAAATTTCGAGAGTCGTGTGGGATTCACGCCTATCATGGCGAAAATATAACCCCGATTTACGTTAAGTGTTTACCCCATCAGGATGCTGATGCCACAAGTCTTTCGTCTATAATCGCTAACGAGCGATCTTTCGACGGACTAGGTTATCATCAACTTGCCAGTTATGTGAGGAGTAGAATCTCCTTGCCCTTCGTACATCCTACGTCAAACGTTGTTGGATGGAAACGTCCCAACATGCCATACGTAGATCTGTTGGCAAAGCGTAAGTACGATCAAGACTTGCAACGATATGTCTATAGGTGTCGTGTTTTTAAATCTTTGAAAAAAGGTTCGAATCCACGTATGCCTTCTACATCACTCGTCACAGTCCTGACCAAACGCCAGATAGAACACTTGGCGCTTGGATCTAACTGGGTTGAAAATGAAGCGTACCTCAGAGCATTGCTGCTCGGAGCTAACGAACATGATCGACACTGGGCCAATGACAGATTAATCTGTCATTACAAGTGGCTATAAGCCACAAGTAGGCTGAAAGTGCCTTCGGGGGAGAGTGTTCTTCGGAACCAAATGGGTTAAGACATGATGAAACTTTGTTTTGTCTTGTCCAAGGGATTCTTGCAGGGG